TTTTAATAAAAAATGGCAATTTTAAAATGCAACTTAACTTAAATAAATAAAATTAGATAATTATGAGCTTAAACGGAACAAATATAAGCGTTCAAAAAACGTTTTATAACGATTCACAAATGACAGACATGAATAGTCTGGCAAATGCTCTGTTGTCCAAACCAACTGAACTTTCTCCGATTATCACACACTTGTCTGGTAAGGATGATAAGCGTTTCCCATTATCTTTCTTAACAGAAGGAGCTGGTAACGTTCAATCAATCGACAGATTAGAGTATGAATATCGTGTGGCTACTCACAAATTGAGAACACGTCCAGTTGCTGTGGCAAATGCAGGAGCAAACTTAGGTCAAGGCGGATCAACATTTACGTTGATATTCCCTGACAAACGATTTATTTTCCCTTACGTATTAGTAAACTCAAAAGGTGAGCTAGCGCGTATTATGGCAGAGCCTAAGCCTTACGCAGGTGGTTCTGGTTGGGAATATACTTTACAATTAGTAAACCCAGCTGCTACAGCGGTTCTTTCAGGAGGATTCAATGCAGGAGATCTTTGGGCGCAATTATATGCACCAGTAGGTGTTGACTTCTCAAGAGGTAACGCTTCTAACTGGCAAGCACCAGGTAAAGTTCGTAACAAAATCACAACTGTAAGAAAATCTTACCACATGTCAGGTAATGCTAAAGACTTCGTAGCGGAGTTTACTTTACCAACTAAAGGTGGATCTTCTACTAAGTTATGGATGGATTACGAAGAGTACCAACACATGCTTGACTTTAAAGAAGAGTGTGAGATGTACTACTGGTACGGACAGAAAACTTACGACTCTAATGGATCAACTTTCATGAAAGATGAGAATGGCCAACCAGTAATTGTTGGACCAGGTTTATTCGAGCAAATCGTAAACACGGATACTTACTCTACTATGACAGAGAATAAGTTAAAGAATATTATTGGTGATTTATTTTATCAAATGACTGACGCTAATCAGAAACAGATTACTTTGTATACTGGTACTGGTGGAGCACGTGAATTTGATGAGGCTCTTAAATCTCACTTTGCAGGTAACTCTTTCAAAGTAGGTGGTGAGAACAGATTTATCACAGGTTCTGGTCGTAACTTAGGTTTGACTGGATATTTCACAACTTATGAGCACGTAGACGGACACGTAATCAATGTGGTAAAAATTCCACTATTTGATCATGGTCCAGTTGCACAAGCTCGTGAGAAGCACCCAGTAACTGGTTACTCTTTGGAGTCTTACCGTATGGTATTTGTTGACCAGTCTAACTATGACGGACAAGCTAACTTGACAATGATCTCAAAGAAAGGTCGCGAGATGATGAGATGGTGTGTAGCTGGTTCTGTTGTACCTAGAGGATTCTCTGGATCAGATGCAAGAGCTTCTGATGTTGATGGTGCAAGTGTACACATGTTGAAAACAGCGGGTATCTGCTTACGTAGATTTGATACTTCTCTGGATATTCAATGTGTAGCTTCCTAATTTAGGAGGTTAAAAGAGGCGAGCATTCGCAAGTCTATATATTGGTTTTTTGGTTGAGGTTGTGGGGAGCTTAGTGCTCCCCTCAATTTCTACTTTTAAGATATTGGGGAGTTATTCTTTACACCCACCTAACAAAACTTTAAAAGAACTGTAGTATGAGTAAAAAAGTTTATTTACGAGCAGAACCGATTAATAATCACCTGCCAAAGGAAATTAACGCAAGCGCTATTAGGAAACTAAGTAGTGTATACGTAAACAGACAACCTTTAAAACCTTTTGAATCAGATGATGAAAAAAGATATTTGAATGGAATGTTAGACGTAGATCCCGCTCACATGGAGTGGCCAAAACACACCAAACATTTCTGGGCTGATTTTACAGTTCCAGTAGGATTTGAAGGTGTAGAATTAGAGATAGGAACTACAGAAAGTGGAGAGCCTATTAATATTACTGACTTTTTAAAATATCACTTTGCTTTAAAACATCCGCATGTGGCATTATCAGAAGAAGAAATGAAATCAGACGTTCAAAAACGTTTTTTCATTCAAGATCTTGCTAAAAAGGATTTAAAACGTAATAATGATATTCAAGTTAAGAAAGATGCAGATAAAGCGTTTATCAAAGTATCTTCTGACGAAAAGCAGATGCGTAGAGTCTTTAGACTATTAGGTAATATTAATCCTGAAACGTTAACAAGAGAGCAAGTTGAAAACATGCTTTATGACATTAAGGATAAAAGCCCTAAGAAGTTTATTAAAGTTTGTGCCGACAAGCACTTAGAAATGAAAGCAGAAATCGAGACAATGGTTACTGCAGGAGTACTAAGAAAGATTGGAAATCAAATCATATTTATTGATGAGATATTAGGAGAAACTATGGATGATACAGTAATACACCTGAATGACAAAAAGAACTCAGGGAAATTAACAATTTTAAGAGCAAAACTTAAACAACTAGCATCTTAATGAATGTAACTGAAATGCATATAGCTATACAGCAGGGAGTGGATAAGATTAATTCACTCCAAGCTGATAGCTTATTATCTGAAGAGATAGACATTGAATTGAACAAAAACATGTTCAGATTCATCAATACTAAGTATGGTAGAAATAATCTATACAGAAAAGGTTTTGAGGAATCACAAAAAAGAATAGACGACTTACGTACGCTTGTACGCGAGTATGAAGCTCCTGTATCTTTTAAGGAGCAATTAAAAACAAAAATATTTGTTGATACATTCCAATTACCTACAGATTATATGTATTTGGTAAATCAACAGTCAAGATTATGGATTAACAATTGTCAGTTTATAGACTACTCTTTAGTTAATCCACCAGCTATATATTTCTTTACACTAGATTTGAATAATTTTGTGTTAGATAATGCAGACGGAAGTTCTACTGCATTTATAAATGGGATTAATATGGTTGCAGATATTACAGGAACTGATGCTACATCTGCTAACATATGGTCTCCTTCTGCATCTTTTATAGCATCTGGATGGACTCCTGAGTCTTACCCTGCTAATATAGAAGCTACTAAACAAGACATACTAAACAATGCAGGTGCAGGGTTTAACATATACTGGGAAGAATATGAAACACTTAATTATCCAGGACAATTTGTAGTAACTGTAGACATTGACAGTTATGATTGGATAAATTGGGATGCATCAATAGGTAATGCAACATTTGCTACTGGAGTTCCTGCTGCAGGACAAACTGCTCCATCACCGCAAGGTTTACAAATAATGGATACTACGTATTCAGAAAGAAGAGAGCCATTAGCGTTCTCAGAAAGAGTAACTGAGGGAAATAGATTTTCTCAACAAGACGACATATTTAAGCTTTTAAGTGATCCGTTTAATACGACAAAATACACCTCTCCGCTAACAACTATGAGAGGAAGTTCTATAGACATATACACTAGTGATATATTTATAATAGATACTCTAAAAATAACGTACATCAGAAAGCCTAACGAAATATCCTTATCTTTGGGGGTAAATTGCGAATTACCAGAGCATACGCATCAAGAAATTGTAGCTATGACGGTAAGTAGCATTTTAGAAGCTATAAGTGATCCTAGATATAAATCTGCGATTATGGAAGTAACAAAGAATGAATAGAATTATTAATCTCACTAAAATATAAAAAAATGAGACAATTATTAATCGGAGATGGTACAGCTGCAAGTTATTCAAATAACGTATTAGCTGCTGGATCTATTGACATACAAAAATTATCAGCTGACGGGAATACAAGTCTTGTACCAGGTGATACAATTTCAGATTCTGATAGTATCAGATTTGTACAAGGAACAGGAGGTACGCAAATTGCAAGCCCTTGGATTAAAGGAAAAAATGTTGTAGCATACGGCGGTAAAGCAGGTGCAGCTCAAACAGCAGAAGTTGCTAGATTTACAATTTCTAATAACGCTACTGCTGCAGGAACACATACTTTAAAACTTATTAACTTAACTAACGGCGCTGAGCCATTTGAGTTTAAGTCTTACGAAATTACTGTTGCTGCTAGTGCAACTCCTACAACTCAAACTGCTGCTTTTAAAGTAGCTATTGATGCTGATTTACCTCACTGGGTAAACGGAGCTGTTACAGATAACGGTGGTAACTTAGACATTACTGGTTTTAAGAAAGGTGAAACTAAAGCTGACGGATCAGTTCAAGCTGAGTTAGTTCATATGGACGGTGCTTTTGGTACTGAGGTTACAGCTACAGGAGCGGTAAACAATAATGGATCTACAATGGCAGTTACTTATTCAACTGCAGGTTCTAGAGGATTTGGAGATGGATTTTACATCAGAGAATTTGAAGAAGAATTACAAGGTTCTGGATTTGGATACTACAACAGAGTTGAGTTACCAATTCAACCAACGCTTCACAGTGTTACAGGTAATGTTTATGACATGTACCACATTGTAGCTAGTAAAGACGGAAGTACAACTTCAGGAATTAATGGTGTAGATAACTTAATAGAAATCTATATTGCAATTGACGAGAACGATGGTGTAGCTTTTGAAAATCAACTTAACGGGTATTTAGTTTCTGCTAATTTTGCACCTGTTATCTTATAATATTAATATTTAAAAATAAAATAAAATGGCACATCCAAAATTAATGACAGCACACGCTAAATACGACTTCGCAGTCGATGGCGGCGCTGTAAGTACAATTGTACCAGCTAACTCTGCAATTATCCCTGATAATGCAGTTATCGTTAGATGTTACTCTGTAACTACTACAGCAATGGCAAGTAGCGGTTCAGCAACTTTAGCTCTTACTACGGGAGGAGTTACTTTAAAAGCTGCAACAGCATTTGATAACGGAGCTTTTGATGATGAAGACGTAACAGAACATACTGTTGTGGACAAGACTACATCTTCAACAGGTATTCAGTTTGTAATTGCAACAGCGGCTTTAACTAATGGTGCAGTTGAAGTATTTGTTGAGTACTATATCTCAAACATAACTGCGTAAGTAGTTATTTAATTTAATTAGACTCACAGGGGACTTGTTTCCCCTGTAGGTCTTTTTTTATAAAAATTTAAAACAACATGGCATTAAACATATCAACAACTTCTGATTGTAAAAAGATTGTAGTAACAGTTACCAACTCAGATGTAGGAGCTACTAATCAAATAAAAATTAGTAATAATGGTAATGAGTATACATA